ATCAGCCCGGAGCCCAGCCCGGAGCCCGAGCCATTCGTGGACGTGGACGTGGATATTGCGCCGCCCCCGGTCAATCTGCCCGTGGTTCAGCCGCAGATGCAGCTATGGCCGCTGGTCCTTGTCCTGTTCCTGCTTGGATTCGGCATCGGCCAGGTCAAAGAAGCCAAGGCACGCCGTAAGCAATAGGTCAGAAACTCAACTCTTATTCGGAGAAAGATAATGATTCAGCTTTTGATTTGGGTGGTCTTGGCAGTAATGGCCTACTTCGTGGGCCGCGAGATCGGCAAGCGGTGGTTCGGCGTGAAGAAAGACGTGTCGGGGATGCGTCGGAGTGCTCAGCAGTTGGCCATCGTGCTTCGTGAGCACGGCCTGCGCCGGCTGCCGACAATGCTTGAGGCTTTTGTAGTGGGCGACGTGGACGACTTGTTTGACGACATCAAGACCTTCGCTGAGATGGTCAAAATGGGCAACGAGGCCATCGTCAAGGAACTAGAAGGTACCTTCGATCGAATGCTCGGCGTGAAGCTGAACTCCCCGGAGGGCCGCGCCCTGATTAAGGCCAGAGTGGAAGCGGCCGAGAAGGTCGCCTTGGAAGTGGCCAAGGCAGCCGCTCCGATTGTGGCTGCGGCGGCGATTGCGGCGCTGTAAGCAAAGGGTGCAATGTGCGGCGAATACTGCTGGTACTAACGGCCTGGTTTTGTTTGATCTGCGGCTGCCAACAGCCTATTTATGCCCCCAGGCCGGTCCCGGCAGCGCCGCTCGTTGTGTATCGCCCTTCGTTGATGGTCTTTAGCGCTATTTGGTGCGGCCGATGTAAGAACGCTGAGCCGACTATCAAGTGGCTGGAGCAGTATGTCAAAGTCAATCGCTACGACTTCTACCGTGACAAGCAAGTTTTTGCCCGTTTCAACATCACCTCCGTCCCGACGTTCATCCTGGGTGAGCTGCGGACGCACGACGTTAAGAAAGTAATCAAAGCCTTGGGTTTGGAAGCTGACTTTGCCGCTGCTTTCGCTAGCGCCTTAACGACGGGCAGCATGACAAGCTGCTCCAGGTGGGCTGCGAACCGGCGCATCATGGGCGGCGACTTTAGCGGGCCGTATAGCTTCAAGCACCATCCGTGGTGTAAAACCCTTCACGATACCCGAGCCTCATTCAACTGGGTGATGAAGGCGGCTCAAATGGGCCTGACCGAGGTGGCTGTCAATCGTTCATTTTATGTTCTGGACCAGTTGAAACGAGATGTGTTATATGTGTTGCCGACACGCACAGCCGCAAGCAAGTTCAGTAAGGGTCGATTCACAACGGCGCTGGCTTTAAGCCCATACATCAAAAGCATCTTCACCTCCCTCAATGCGGTTGACTTGAAGCAAGCAGGTGAAAGCACTCTCTACATATCAGGTTCAAAGGGTAATAGTAATCTCAAGAACATCCCCGTAAGCGAATTGGTGCTTGACGAGCTGGAGGAGATGGATCAATCGGCCATTTGGCTCGCTCTTGAAAGATTGAGTGGCCAGCAGCGCAAGTGTACTTGGGGTTTGAGCACCCCGACTGTTCCTCTACATGGAATCCATAAGTTCTACAAAGACAGCACCCAAGAGCACTTCATGTTCAAGTGCCCTGGTTGCAGCCGGCGGACTGAGCTGGTCTGGCCAGACTGTGTTGAGATTGTGGGGGAACATGCGACAGACGCAAAGTGCCAAGAATCCTTTCTGAAGTGCAAGGAGTGTGGAGCAAAGCTGGAGCATAAGGCGAAGCCGGAATGGTTGGCGAACGGCTACTGGCAGGCGACTGCACCCAATGCCAATCCAGATGTGCGCGGCTTCTACATCAACCAGCTTTACTCATCCACGGTGAATCCGGGCGAGTTGGTGTCGTCGTACTTCCGCGGATTTGGCGATGAATGGGCGGCAAGCGAGTTTTACAACTCGAAATTGGGCCTCCCCTTCGTGGCTGAAGGCGCTCAAGTCACGGATGAAATGTTGGACAATGCAATCGCCGGCCATACGATGCAGGACGTGCGGCCAGAACGAGGAGGCCGGTGGATCACGATGGGGGTGGATCAGGGTGACCCGATCTGTCATGCGGTCGTTTGCGAGTGGCTGTTGGATGGGGATGCCGAGAAAGATATTCAGGCGGCGACGATTTGCAAGGTGTTGTGGGCTGGATTGTTCCCCTCGGCTGACTTCAGCCGCTTAGACCAGCTTATGGCTGAGTGGCAGGTGCTTCAGTGTGTGGTAGATGCCGATCCGCAAATTAACGAAATGCGGCGCTTTGCTCGTCGCTATCCTGGCTATGTGATGTTAAGCAGGTATCGTCGGGTGAAGCAGGCCAAGGAGATTGTGATAAGTGACGAGGATACTGGCGCACCAATGGCGACTGTTGATCGCACACACTGGTTAGGTGGCGCACTTGGCCGATTCAAACCAAATCCACCACGTATTCGGTTGCCGCGAGATATTCCGAATGATTTTCTCTTGCAGATGAAAAATCTGGTGCGGCACTACAAGAAGTTGGACACCGGCGAGTTGGTTGCCGTCTACACAGATATTGGACCCGATCACTACGCCCACGCTTTGACGTATGCCTCGATTGCTTTGGAACGTGCTCCGATGCTTATGAACACTTCTATTCGGAGCAAGGTGCTGTGATCGCAGAGGCAACAAAACGATGTACAAGGTGCGGCGAAGAGAAGGCGCTGTCGGCGTTCTATAAGCACCCTAGTTGTAGGGATGGTTATAGTGGGGTGTGTAAGGACTGCAAGAAGCGACCATTAACAGGGAAGGCAATTGAACAACAAAGGCGTTTTGCTTCAGAGAGTGAGAGGACGAAAGCGTGTACCTGCTGCCGCGAGACAAAACCCCTTGATGCTTTCTATAAAGCTGCGCAAGGGCGAAAAAGCCGGGCAAGTGTTTGCAAGAAATGTGTTAGCCACGCCCGATCAACGCGGGCTAGGCATATTCGGAACATAAATTTGCAACGAATTTATGGAATTACATTGGCCGAGTTTGATGCGAGACTTGCAGAACAAGGTGGTCAGTGTGCTATTTGCGGAACAACTGAACCCGGCGGAAGATATGGTCAGTTTCATGTTGACCACGATCATCGCACTGGAAACTTGCGTGCTTTGCTTTGTGCCCACTGCAATGCTGCGTTAGGCTTGATGCAAGATGATCCAGTCCGGTTTGAAGTCGCTGCTGCTTATCTGAGGAGTCACCAAAATGTCGGATAAGAAGCAAGTGATCGATTTCAGGATGCCAAATTGGGTTTCTGAGGCGGACGACTGGGAAAAGTTCCGGTTGACTTACCAATCTGGTGTAGCCTTTGCGCGTCGATACCTTGAGAAGTTTAGTAGCCGCGAAGATGACACAGATTTTCAAAGCCGACTTCGTGTCACGCCAGTGCCGGCTTTTGCTAAGGCGGCCATCAACGAGATTCGGAATGCAATTTTCCAGCGGCTCCGGGACGTGGTGAGAAGTGGCGGCAGTCAGAACTATCAAAGTGCTGTCGCCGGTTTGCAAGGTGGGGTCGATCATCGCGGCTCAACCATGAACGCCTTTTTAGGTGTGAAAGCTTTGACCGAGTTGCTTACGATGGGGCGGGTGGGAATCTATGTGGATTCGCCTAGCTTTGTTGGAAGTCCGACGCTTAGTCAAGCACAGAGCATACGTCCTTATTGTTACCACTACGCTATTGAGGATATTTTAAGCTACGCCCTTGCTAGTGAAGATCGACCGTTTGAATTTAAGGCACTTCTGCTTCGTGATACGACGCTTGAATATGACCAAGGAATACTGCTCCCTACGCGCGTAATCACTAGGTATCGTCGATTCTGGCTGGAGGGCGGTCAAGTCGTCCTTCAGTATTACAATGACGCAAATGAGGAGATTGGCCCGCCCACGATGCTGGAGTTGGAGCGTATTCCGTTCGTACTTCTGGACATTGGCGACTCGCTTCTGAAGGACGTGGCGGGACACCAGATTGCGCTGCTCAACTTAGGGTCGAGTGACGTTAGCTATGCACTGCATAGCAATACGCCGTTTTACACCGCCCAAGTTGATCCGAGAGGCGTAGGTCAACATTTGAAGCACGGGGCGACGACTGGCACGGCGACATCCGGTGGACAGATGGCGGCTGACAAGGACTTGCGCGTTGGCGCTGTACATGGCCAGACCTATCCCCTGGGAGCCGAGCGGCCTGGGTTCATCAATCCGAGTGCCGAGCCGCTGACTGCAAGTATGGCCTTGCAACGGCAACTCAAGGACGACATTCGCAGCTTGGTCAACCTTGCTGTGATGACGCTTGCTACGAGGGGCTCGGCTGAATCAAAGTCGATGGACAACCAGGGTTTGGAAGCCGGTCTGTCCTACATCGGGCTCGTGCTGGAAAATGCCGAGCGAAAGATCGCCGAGTATTGGGCCGCTTATGAAGAGAAAACCGAGTCGAAGCGTCAAATACCTACGATCAAGTATCCCGATCGCTATAGTCTCAAGACGGACGCTGATCGTCTGGACGAGGCTAAGAAGTATGCAGAAGCAGCGCAGAATGTCCCCGGTCAAACAGTGAAGAGAGAGATCGCCAAGTCGATTGCACAGACATTGCTTGGCGGCAAGGTCTCTGTGACCGTGCTCGAAAGCATCAACAACGAGATCGACAACGCGCCTTTCACGACAAGCGACCCCGACACGATCATCAGC